TTATGTGGATGAAATGTGGATGCCTCCTTTTAACGGATTAAGTGAAATTGCATCCTGGAGGAAATCAGGAGCGAGGTGCGCATAGGTCATAGTTTGCTGGATCGTGGCGTGCCCCATAATTCGCTGGAGCGTAAGTATATTTCCTCCATTAATCATAAAGTGAGCAGCAAAGGTATGGCGTAGAACATGTACAGCCTGTCCTTTTGGTAGGTCTGGCTTAACACTGCGAAGCACCTTGCGATATTCCTCATAATTGACGTCAAACAAAAGGCCGGATTTCTTTGTTTTGATCTCACTAACAACTTCATCAGAGACAGGAATAATTCGAACTTTTCCGTTTTTAGTTTTGTTAAACGTCACGCGATTATTGATGATGTGTTCCGCGCGCAGATTTTTCGCTTCTCCCCATCTCGCCCCAGTACTGAGACAAAGTAGCGTAATCCGCCGGGCATCACCGCTTACTGCATCCAGTAATTTGGCGATTTCTTCCGTGGTGAGATACGTCATTTCGGGTGATTTTCGTTTCAAAGAGGGGAGGGCGCGGAGCGGATTTTCTCCGTGAAATTCCCCGGCATTTGCCAGGAGTGTAAACATTCCTCCGAGATCCGACTCATCACGCCGAACAGTAGACTCTTTTACTCCCAAGGATAAACGGGAGCTTCGATAAGCGGCCATGAAACGAGCATTAATCTGGCTAACCCTTGGATCATTCATTTCTTTGATGATTTTTTTCAACCTGGTTAGAACGCCGTTAGCATATGGCTTATTGCGTCCACCCAATTCCCACCATAACGGAAGCAGATCTGAGAGATGACGTTGCTCTGTTGGCTTTTCAAGCCATTCCTTATCGTGCATGTGGCTGAGAACATAACGCTCAAAGGCCACTGCATCTGCCTTTTTCTTAAAAATCCGCTGAATCCGACGTCCACTTCGGCCACGCGGTCTAACATCCACTTTATACCGTCCACCATCGAGCGCTTTAATTGCCATTGGCAAGCCCTCCGGTGAAACGAGGAAAGACATTTCCAGTTTGTAAAACGTAAGAATAATAAAGGGTTAGCCAATTTTCCTTTCGGATGGGGGTAAGTCCGTTGGCTCTTGCCCATAGTGTGCGAGAGCCGGAGCTATCTGCCCGGATTCAGGCGCAATTTTCCCAGTCATAAACCACAACGCATATTTCTCAAATCTGGGGTTGTTTAGTATTTGCTCAATTACTTCAGCATTAGGGATAGTTTTACCGCTTTCATATCTCCACAGAGCATCACGGTTTAAACCAAGCATTTTTGCTGTATCCGGGAGGCTAGTAAGTCTCTCGCTTTCACGCATGATTTTTATGCGCTCTCCAATAGTCATACGCATGTTGCAATTCTCCAACGTCTGTATTAATGTTTATACAAATGAGTTTGATTTGGGGCATCCGTCGCAAGAAATACCCCAAACAGGGAGATTATCACATGAATGAAGAACTATTGAGGGCATTGTTTAAGATCCCAGACCCCATCACCGTCGATGAGTTTTCCCGCCGCACAGGTAAGACCGAATCAGCCGTAAGAAAGTTGGTAGAGCGTCGACTCATCCCTCTAACTACTGAGCGCGAGGTTTTAGGCGAGGAAGGGAGTTCGCGCCGTCTTCTCATCCTTTGGAATGAGTGGCTCGAAATGGTCTATGACGCAACGAAACAGCTTCCTCCTGAGCGTAAAGATTGGCGCAATCACTGGCTTAAGAAAGCCAAGAAGCTGGCGGAAGATTTGGGATTAGGCTTTCTTAATTTTGCTGCATGAGAGGCAGGGAGTTTTGATATGAAACAGCAACGTAATTCACGCTTTCGTAATGGTGCTGAACGCCACGCTAACCGTTTCGCTACCAGTGCATCACGCAGCAACATCCGCTACAGCCTAAGTGATACACACGCAACGCCGGATGGCTACCCAGTAAAACAAATCGGCGAGCATGCCTGGCTGATTGAGAAAGCTGGAATCGTGGTCCACAAATGCCCACGCAATCCGTTTACTGGAAACCGCATTTTTGCTCTAAGCAGCGGCGACAATCAGTTTGGGCAGGATTTCACATTATACGAAGCGCTTCGCACGGTTGATCGTCTGCTGCGTGGGCAGAGTTTTATTAAACAGGCTGATTTATAACAGGTGCTTTATGACTAAAGACCATACTCAAGGTGTATTTATCCGCTTTATTGATTCTCGCGGTGAACTGTTATTGCGTGCATCAGCTATTAATGGTGTGGCCCAGGCAAAAGACGCAACCACTCATATTTATTTGGACAGCGCCGCACAACTGATCGTGGAACTTCCGTACCAGACCGTACGAGAAATCATTAGTGAAGCTGAAAAGGCACGCCAGGCTAATGGCGATGAACCCTATATCGAAATTATTTGTATGGATTCAGAAACTGAAATTCAGAAAGCAGATTAAAGGGCGTTGCGATGGGTAAAGAATATAAAACTCTCATTAACAAAGCACTTGAGCGTTTTTATTTTCGCTTAAGTGCATCAGGCGCTCATGCTGAACGTGCAGCCCGTGACTCATTGACCAGGGCAATCCGGAGTCTGTATGACGTGGCTTTTTACGCTGATGATCTGGATGCACTTAACGAACTTTCCGAGCTGATCTGTGCCGCAGAATGCGGGGAACATATTGAACCGTATAAGCTGGGGAATATTGCATGAGTATATTTATCTCATGGCTTGTTCTGATTATTTCGGTGGCCTGCGCCATTGGGATTATGCGAATTATTCATTCAGTAAAAAAGATTGAACGCTTTTTCACTGGCGAATAACAGAGCAAATAAAACCACAGGTTAAATAAGAAAATGTAAAAACAATCCGCATTCGCGGAGGTATTCGCACACGCCAAGGAGGCGTAATGGCAATTAAGCATTTTCCTGTCGTTCGTTTTACCTCCAGAGGACGTGAATACGAAGTCGACGAACGCCTGATTACCACAATCGACAAACACCGTTCAGAAAAGGATGCACATCACATCTATCTCACTGACGGCACTTACTTCTGCGCCACGAATGTGGTGCGGGTGAACCTTATCCGACAGGTACAGGAGTCACGCAGATGACCATTCTGGACTATATCGCCGCCAATCCGGGGTGTAGCGGTGGAGAAATCGCCGCAGCACTGAATACCCCAACCACAGCCATTAATGCGGAGTTACGCCGACTCTGGCGCAGCGGTTCAGTCATAAGAAAAGAACGCAAAACAGGCGGTCGCTTTTCTTACCAGATAAACCCGATGCCGTTCGGGTGCGGCAATCCACTTACCAACATGTTTAACCAGCTACTGAAGGAAGCCAGAGCATGAGCGCCATCAACCACCAGGAATTACGCGAACTGGCGATTGACCTGCAACGAATGGCAACGCATCAAAAATTACTGGCGTTTCGCGCAATGCTCTCGCCGTCTGCCGTGCTGGCACTGCTGGATGAGCTGGAGCACGCCAGAACCATGTCTCCAGCCATTCGCCTGACGCTCCGTCATGAAATCGAGGATTTCTGCGCGACGTTGGAGGCACCAGGCGAACCGGAAACGCCGGAAGCAATACAGAAAGAGCTGCTGCAACGCATTGACAAGGTTTTTGATTTTTTTCTGAACCACTAAGAAACCAGAACATGCACACACAAAAAAACCGCTTGCCATGCCGCAATCAGTCAGGTTACATTTCCGCTGCACCTCACAAAACGGGTGCCGGGTTTCGCAGCCTGCTGACTACACAAGCGCACAACCGCGCCAGCGGTTTTTTTGTGCGTACTGTATTGCCACGTTTTTTTCGCGTCAGAATTATGGCGGGGCGTACGGGGCCGACTTCGGTCGGGCCGGGTTCTTGTGTAGCCGGTACTGCGAACCTCGTACGTCTCGCCACCCACAGTTTCGCAGCTCTGGATGGTGAGTTTTCACAACTTACTACACAAGGGGCCACACCATGGCAAACCGCAAACCACACCGCGCTATCGCGGAGCGTCGTCACATCCAGACTGAAATCAACCGCAGACTTTCCCGCGCATTCCGCGTCGCTAAAATCATGCACATCAATATGCTGCATGAGCGTAGCTGCGAACTTTCAAACCTCTACTCATCCGCTGTTTTCAGTTATCTGGCGGATGATCTGCGCGAGCTTCAGCAGCTCATCCAGCAGCAAAACAAACTCCATTAATTCCTGTTCCGGGCCTTTCCTGCACCTTGCGGCGGGAGGCCTTCGCACATCTGTAACAAGAGGATTGCCGCAATGATTCTCGCCAACGACTTTCTTGAATACCTGCTCAACACAGAACGTGATCTTGCCGCTCGCGTGCGTGATCGTTATGACATGTACCTGAAATCCCTGCCTGTACCGCAGCTCGCTGACGGAAAAATTGTTATTGATGGTCGCTACGTGATCGACAGCCATGAGGGAAATTACAGGCTTTACCGCATTGAAGGTGGCACCCCGTCCGTTATTGGCATTTACCAGCGCCCATCCTCTGCAATCGTCGATGTGATTGCCGACAGCATCCGCATCACACATCGCCATGCCGACACAGAAAACACCGTGCTGGAAATTCAGCGGCTGGCTACAGTCTGCCGCGACACCCTGAATGGCATGACGAAGTAAATCACTATGACGGCAGAGTACATCAGGGACTGGCAACAACCGCGCCACGCAGTGGGGCGTGAAGGAACGGGGATCCCCGCTCCTGAATCCGCGCTTTCCTCCTGGCTGGATGCCTACCGGGTAGAGAACGAGCGCCGCCAGGAAATGGCTGATGCGGCGTTCTCCGCCACGCCGCTGGGCAACCTGATTAATAAAAGCCTGGACGCACAGGAAAAACAGGACAAAACCATCACACTGGCAGGAGACGCCAGAAAACAGGCACGCGGCGCGGTGGATGAAGCCATGGCCTCGCTGCGCCTGCTGCCGTCCTATCTGCGTGATCCGCTTATTCGCCACCTCTCCTTCCTGCGCAAAAAACAGGAAGCCGATCGCCGGAAAGACAAAAAGAGCTGGCAGGCTGAACGCTACGCGCGCGGAACCCTGCGCAAAATATTCGAACGTCTGGACCGCACCGACCACCGCTGGCTGACACCGGGTTATCGCTCCCTTGCAGGACGCGAACGCCTGGATGATTTGCTTTACCTGCCGCAGCTCAACAAGCACCAGATACAGACGCTGGCCACCATGACGGCGGCGATGTTCAGCAGCACCTTCGAAAAACTCTGCGATGGCTTTGGCGCGACTGATGGCGAGCTGACCATGGATGTAACCCTGAAGGCGTATCAGATGCTGGCCCGCATGGCGTTACACCTGCACGCCATGCCTCCGCATTATGACGCACTGACAACAGATAAAGACCGGAGGAACGAACCGGACACGGAGCTGCTGCCGGGCGCAGTCCTTCGCCTGACCTGTGCGGAATGGTGGAAACGCAAACTGTGGCTGTTACGTTGCGAGTGGAGAGAAGAACAACTCCGCGCCGCCTGTCTGGTTTCCAGAAAAACATCGCCCTATCTGAGCCAGGACGCATTAAGCGAGTTTCGCGCACAGCGCGAGAAAACACGCGATTTCCTGAAAAGTTTCATGCTGGAAAACGAAGACGGGTTCACGATTGATCTCGAGACAGTGTATTACGCGGGAGTAAGTAACCCGGTTCACCGTAAGGCAGAAATGATGGCCACCATGAAGGGTCTGGAACTTCTGGCCGAAGCCCGTGGCGACAAAGCGGTGTTTCTGACCGTCACCTGCCCGTCAAAATACCACGCCACAACAGAGAACGGTCATCCGAATCTCAAATGGAACGGGGCCACCATGCGCGACTCCAGCGATTACCTGGTTAACACGTTTTTTGCGGCGGTCCGCAAAAAACTGAACCGCGACGGCCTGCGCTGGTATGGCATCCGCACGGTGGAGCCTCACCATGACGGCACCGTGCACTGGCACATGATGGTCTTTGCTCATCCGGAAGAAATCGACAGCATCGTGGCCATCACCCGCGATATTGCCATTCAGGAAGACCGCCACGAGCTGGGCGATGACATAACTCCGCGTTTTAAGGCGGAGTACGTCGACGGCTCAAAAGGCACGCCAACCAGCTACATCGCCACCTACATCGGAAAGAACCTGGACAGCCGCGCCGTGGATGGCATCGACCCGAAAACGGGCAAGCCACGCGTTGACCACGAAACCGGAAAATCAATGGCCGAGAGTGTGGAACGCGCCATCGGCTGGGCGCGCCTTCACCGGGTCCGCCAGTTCCAGTTCTTTGGCATCCCCTCCCGTCAGGTATGGCGTGAACTCCGCCGCCTTGCCAGCCAGATGGCACGCAACCCGGAAGGCCCACAACGGCTGAAGGATGATGCAATGGATGCGGTACTCGCTGCCGCTGATGCCGGGTGTTTTGCCACCTACATTGAGAAACAGGGCGGCGTACTTGTTCCACGCAAAGACTACCTGATTCGCACCGCTTACGACCTCGCAGATGAGCTGAACGATTACGGCGAACAGAGCGTACAGATTTACGGGATCTGGTCACCACTCATCGGGGAATCCTCCCGTGTGTGCACGCACCCGGATAACTGGAAGCTGGTAAGACGTAAACCGGAAGCGGAAGACAGCGCCCGCGAAAATGGTTTTGACCTTCAGGGCGGCCCAGCCGCCCCTTGGACTCGTGGCAATAACTGTCCCCGTGTACAGGAAACGGACAACAACGGGACAGAACAGCCGGAAGAACGGCCAGCACCGTGGTCGCAGCTCCCTGACGGCGTTGAAGTGAACGAATGGATGCGCTCACTGAAACGGCACGAACGCCGGGCGCTGATGCGTTCGCTTCGTGACAAACAGGCAAAAAACAGCCGTGATGAAATGCAGAGCTGGACACAGAGCCGCAAACAGCAGCGGCCTTTGCCTGATAACCACGAATTACTCGCTAAAGAATGGCGGGAGTCTGCTGAATCTCTCGGCCTGCATATCGGTGAACAGCAGATGCAGCACCTGTTACGGGGCGGCAGTCTGTACGTTGACGGCAGCATCATTGCACCGCAGGGATTTGAAATTGTACGCAAGCCGGATACCCGACCGGACAGCCGGATCACGCAGCTCTGGCAGCGCCTGAGCCGTAACCACGGCGTAAGCAGCACGGAGATCCGCCATAACCCGGTCGCCAGCTATCTGGAACAGCTGGGGGCATCAGACCCCGAAGCCGCCGCACGCCTGGCATCCACACTTCAGCAAGACCAGAACACCATGAAAACACCCGTTACCGTGCTTTCTGACATGCTGCGCGCCATCCGCGACGCAGAGCACGCGCAGAGAATCAGTGAAACTGCTGAACGCGCCCGCCGCAAAGCAGACCTGCTGCGGGGTGGCCTGACCAGCGGAAACAAAAAACAGACAGAAACGGGATTCACAAATCCCGTAAATGAGCAAAAAACGCGCCGCGATATATGAAGCGCGCACAAAACAGGCAAAAACGGGATTTCAGAATCCCGTAAACGATTAATTAATCAACATAAGGAAAAGCGACATGAAAATTTGTATCGACGACGGCTCCACCAACATCAAGCTGGCATGGACTGAGAACGGCGAACGCCGCAACGCCATCAGCCCGAACAGCTTCAAGTCGGAATGGTCTGCGCCGTTCGGCGGCACGCAGCCCGCGAACTACATGCTTGATGGCGTGCGCTATGGTTTTGATCCGGTCAGCGATCGCTTTGTCCAGACGACCGACACGCAATACCAGTACAGCGATGTGAATGTCATTGCCATTCATCACGCGCTGGTCAAATCAGGCATCACGCCACAGGAGGTGGATGTGGTTGTCACCCTGCCACTGAGCGAGTATTTCGACACAAACGCACAGCCGGACATGGCCAACATCAACCGCAAAAAAGCGAACGTTATGCGCCCGGTGGAGTACCAGAACGGCGAAGCATTCACTATCCGTAACGTACGGGTTATGCCTGAATCCATTCCGGCTGGCTTTAAGGCACTGGCTGACATGAGTCCGTTTGAATCCCTGCTGATTGTGGATTTAGGCGGAACCACGCTGGATGTGGCAAAGGTTCAGGGACAACTGGCAGGCATCAGCCAGGTGTTTTGCGATCCACACGTAGGCGTTTCCCTGATGGCCGATGCCGTACTGTCGGTGATGGCCACTAACGGTATGCGTACCAGTCACCATATCGCCAGTACCATTATCGAACATCGCCACGATGAAGCCTGGTTGCACCAGCACATCCACAATGACGCGCATTACGCCAGCCTGATGGCGGTTATTCGTGAAAAGGAAGAAACACTGAAACAACGCGTGATCCGCGCGCTGGCGGGTTTTTCGGGTTACGGGCGGGTGATGGTTGTCGGTGGAGGGGCAGAAATTGTGGCACCCGCTATCCGCGAAGCCTGCGGTGTTAATGCGACTTTCATCGCGGACGGGGTGCCACAGTTTGCTCTGGTTAATGGGCTGTACGCAATGGACAAGGAGTAAACCAATGAGGTCACCAACCAGACGGATAAGTTTCTATCTGAAGCCAGCCGCCGTCAAGAGTGAACAGGAGGCGTGCAATTACCTCGACAACCTGCCAGCCTCGGAACGCAGCCGCGCACAACGCGCGGCCTTTCTGGCGGGACTGGCACTCATAAAACGTGCCCCCGCACTGGCGTATTCGCTGGCAGAATGGTCAGAAGACGAAATACGGATGCCATCGCTGCCAGTGCAGCCTGAAAAACAGGCGCAACCAGCAACAGCCAGCGCCACCCCTATGCAGCAGGTGAAAAAGAATATTCAGGCGTTTTTTCCAGAATAA